TAGCAACTCCCCAGAAAAACCGCTTATACGATATTATTGCTCAAGATACTATCAATGACCCTGACTTTCTTAAAATACCTGCACTAAGAGACGCTGGACTTACTTGGGAAGAACTTGCCAAGGGTGCTAAATCTCAGAACATGGTTTCGTTCTATGGTGCGGGTAATGCAACTAAAACCGCTAACGTAGGTGGCAAGATGGCTAAGATTCTTGACAGTAAAGGCTATGCTAGTGTAACTAAAGATACGCTCGGAGAACAACTCCGTATTATTGATGGCAAAATAAAAGTAGCTGATAGGCTCGGTGCTGCTGCTACAGTAGATGAACTCCGTGGCTTCAGAGGAGAACTAATTGAGATGATTAATAAGTCAACCCCTGTGGGGCGTGAGTTATTGAAACAGGCTCAAGACATTCACCCCGATACAGCTAAGTTTGTAGAGAAGCTAATGAACGCTCCAAAAGGTCTAGTAGGACCAAAGGACTTCGCAGAGATTTCTCGTATTATGTCAAAGAACCTTGCTATTCGTGCTCCTGTTACTGATAACTTTATTACTTTCTGGAAAAAGGTAGCTAAAGAGTATGTTCAAGACACAGGTAAAGTTGATATACCTTGGGTTACTTTTGACGGTAAGGTTATGACTCAACGTTATAGACCCAAGATTCAAGAGCGTATAGAATTTACTGACCCAGTTACGGGTCGTAAAATTGCAAACATCTACGAGGCCAGTGCTGAAGATGGAAAGCTTATCGGTAAAGCTTCTATTCAAGATGCGTCCATTGGTCTAGGTGTTAATGGAAACCACAGTAACGATGCTGTGATTGTTAGGCGATTCCACTTGTGGGGTAAGAAAAACAACGTAGGTACAGGTACCATCCACGATGCTTTCTTTACTAACATTGGACACGCTGAAGACGCAAAACAAGCGTTAAGAACCATCTATGCAGATGCTCTTGACGGTGATACAATCCGTAAGACCCTTAAGAAAATGCGTGATGAGGGACTTAGTGGTGCTAAGTATCGGGAGTTTCTAGCCCTAGCAAAAGAGCAAGGACTTATAGACCCTCCAAACAAGATAACACGTAAAGACATACTAGCTGACTTCAAAGAAGGAGAAGACTGGTATGGTATTGGCCCGTAGCTTGTAGCTAAGCCCGTACAAACAATAATTTCATGTAGCTGTGCTATTTAACTTAAATATTAAACTCAAGCTGTGCTTGGTTAGGAAAATCTAATGACTGATAATGAAACCACTGTAGTAGAAAATGAAGCAGTTGAAACAGCAGCGCCCGTAGAGGCACCTGTGGCTGCAGAACCAAAACCCGCTGATGATGTTGAATCTATTGTTGCTGAACGTTTAGCACAAATGAAAGAAAACATGAATCGCATGTCCAAAGAGCGTGACGAAGCCCTTAAGCTTAAAGCTGAAATGGAACAAGCAAAGAAAGATGCTGACATTTCTCGCATGAAAGAAGAAGGCAAACTTCAAGAAGCTCTGGAATTAGAAGTTGCAGACCTTAAAGCCAAGCTAGGTGTCTATGAAGTTGAGACCACTAAGCTGCGGCGTGATGGAGTCCTTAATGACGCCCTTGCTGGTATGGAATTCCGCAACGACAAATCCCGCGACATGGCTAGACGCGAAATTGTTGACCAACTGGTCCAAGACGAATCTGGCGCATGGAAGCACAACTCTGGTTCAAACATTAATGACTACGTAGCGGCTTACGCTCAGTCTGACGACAACTCATTCTTGTTTCGTGTTAAATCTAACACTGGAGCAGGTTCAGGTTCTCCTGCAGGAGCGCCTTCAACGGACGTATCAAAAGCTATCGGCGATATGTCTACTCAAGAAATCCTTGCTCTTGCAGCTAAGGGAAAACTAGGTAGTTACAACTACTAAACCTTATACTATATCCATAAAGGAATAAATCATGGCTATTACTAATACTGACTTCCAGAACATTGCTCTGGCAATCTCCGCTTATGGCGACGAAGCTTATACTGCTGCCAAGAAGCTTAACAGCACAGGCATCGTAGCCTCTGACCAACGTATTGACCTGTCGGGTGAATCTTTCATCGGTCAATTCCGCTGGTACAAGCCTTTGTCGGCTAACGTAAACGTTGCTTCGCTTTCAAGCGCAACTGACGGAACCTACACAAGCGTCACTACTGACGTTGCTGACTTCGTTAAGACTGTTCGTACCTTCGGTGCAGAGCAAGTTAACATGCAAGAAACCATTTCTAAGCAAGACGGTCTGGCGAAAATCGCTCGTGACTTTGCTGAAGTTCGCGCACAAGACGAGCATGACGCTCTGTTGTCTGTCCTCAAAGGTATCGCACTGAGCGAAGTTACCCTTGGTGACAAAGGTGGTTCAGGTAACGGTGGCGTTATCGCGTTTGATACAAACGTTGACACTGCTGCAACTGGTATGTTCTGTGACATCAACGCACTGGGTCTTCACGGCGCTGCTGCAACTGGTGCTGGCGATGCTCGCAAACTGTTTGACTCGTCTGCTGCTGGCGCTGCCCGTGGTGAGCGTTTGTTCCGTTCTATCGGTGCTGCTTTCAAAGACTACGAACCAGACTTCATGTACCTCGTAACCAGCCCAGAAGTTATGGCTGAAATGCGTGCTGCTAACCTGATTGACGAAACCCTCGTCACAGACGGCAACTTGAACTTCAACACCATCTTCGCTGGTAAATTCCGTTTGATTATGACTCGTGCCAACCAAATGGTTTCTGGTGCTGCTTCGGGTGACCTGAATGCACAAAGCACTAAGTGTTCTTTCGTACTCAAGCCAGGTGTTGTTGCTGCTGCAACTATGCCAATCCCAACTCCTGTTGAAGTAGACCGTAACGCGGCTTCTTACACTGGTGGTGGTTCTACTAACGTATGGTATCGTTGGGGCTACACAATGCACCCAATGGGTTACGACTGGGCGGGTTCTACTTCTGCCTTCGCAACTAACGCCACTTTGGGCGCAGCTGCTTCGTATGCTCGTAAAATGGACGCGCTGAACTTGGGCATCCTGCCTATCTTCCATAGCTAAAATATAGGAGTGAACTAATGGCACTGACTCTAAATACAAATAGTTACGTCTCTATAGCAGATGCTAACGAGTATTTTGACACTCGCATTGACAGTGCTAACTGGTTTTCTGCAATAACAGATGTCAAAGAACAAGCTTTAGTCACAGCCACAAGTATGGTTGATGATAACGCATGGCTCGGTTCTGCTGTTAGTTCCTCCCAAGCACTTGCATGGCCTCGCAATAACGTTATCTATTACTCAAACAAGATGGGTTCTCAGATAACTATTGCGAATACCGTGGTCCCTACACAAGTTAAGATTGCTGTGTATGAACAAGCATTACATCTAATCAACAACGAGGATGTCCTCTTAGGTCAGACTACTAACTATGAGTCTATATCTATTGGGTCAATCTCGTTGTCTGATTCTAACGGTGATGTAACAAGAATATCTAAGAAACCACATGAATCCACTAAGCCTATTAAAGAACTAATCCAACGTGGACGTTCTGGCGGTCTAGGTGGAATGTGGTGGAGGTCTAACTAATGTCTTTATCCGCTAAAATCAAAGGTGCTGTAGACAAAGCGTTTACGGCTGCAGGAGATTTAGTTAAGACAGCTACACTATCAAATACTACTGCCACTAGCTACGACTTTGCTAAGGGTAAAACTATATCAACATCAAAATCAGAAACGGTAAGCATCATCATGTTAGACACTAAGTCTTCCAGTGATGGTATACAGGTAACAGCTATACTTAAAAGCGGATTAGACTTAGATGTCTATGACGTAATTACAGTAGACAAAGTTGACTACCGCATGGCTGACTACTCAGATAACGGTTACTCTATTGACGTAACATTATTGAGAGGATTATGACATGGCACAACGTTTTGACGATATTCTTGAAGATGTAGAAGGTGTGTTTGCTGGTGAGGTCTGGCGTAGTACAAAGATACCTACTTTCCCTAATAACTATCAGGGTAAGATGGCGGGTATCAAAGAGTATGCTATACTTAATGTACTACCATCTTCCAGTCAACATCATTCTTTTGGTGCTGGAAAACAGATTGACGGTATTGTTGCTGTTAAGTTGTTTGTCCCTGCTGGTCATGGGCAACTAAGACTAATGGCTATTGCTGATGTTCTTGACACTGTTCTAGACAGTAAAACTCTAACTAACCAAACAAGGCTTGGAACTTCCTATTTGAGCGTTGAAGGGCTGGACTCTTCCAATTCCTCGCTGTACACAGCGACATATTTCATACCATTTAAATCATACGGAGAATAACAAATGGCTCACATTTCTAACTTGGGGTCGGGTATCTACTCGTACCTTGACATCTTTACTGGTACTATTACCACGAAGTCTACTGCTGCCGAATGTGCCGCATACTTTGTAGGTGGTACTCCTGGTACTGCTGACGCAACTCACGTACGTATGCCTTCTGTTCGGGAATTCCCTTCAGTTGGTACACCTGCAAACATCGTAAACGTCGCTGTTTTCGGACAAGCAACCTCTTCACAGGTTCAAGGTCAGGCCGATGCGCCTAGCCTAGAAGTTACTGTTAACTACGTTGCAGACGACATGACTGCTTTCCACACTCTTATCGGACAAGAATGTGTATTCCGCTTCATGATGGCTGCTAGCCCAGTTACTCAAGACGAAGGTGCTGCTGCAAGCATTACCCCTACAAACACTGAATTCTACTTTGTAGGTAAAATTGAAGCTATCTTGGTAAACGCGTCTTTGACCGATGCCACGACTGCTACTGTTACTTTGTCAACTCAAACCGACTTCTTCGGTCCAGCGACTCTGTAATAACATTAAGGGAGGTCTCTTCGGAGGCTTCCCTGACTCTAGTATTAAGGTAGTATTATGGATAAACCATTCTCTAAGGCTTTCGTAATGCGTACTACATTCAGACACATGAGACGCAGTGTTGATATCAGTATTCGCAAATCATTTGAAAGGTTCCAAGACTTTGACCAGAACAGTCAGATAGGTCAAGACATTATGGAGACCCTCTCAGTCTTACATACAGTACGTAAAATGCTTGATGATTTTCAAGCTCATAACTCAGAATTATTTTCAGACAAAGATAAGTTAGGATAAAAACAATGAAACATCTCGTTGGCAAAACAATGACACAAAAAGTCCCTTTTATGGGCGACGAAGTTGAAGTAAAGAAACTCACAGTTGGTGAAATTCTTGAACTTCAGAAAGTAATCAATGCTTCTCAAAAGGGAAAGCAAGATGAAGAAAAGCAAATGAAGCTTCTTCGTGATATCTTGCGTCTAGCAGTAATTGGCGCAGACGAAATTTCAGACGAAGAGTTCTCTAACTTCCCACTGGGTGAGTTGTCAGAACTATCGCAAAAAGTTGTAGCTGTTTCTGGAATGGGAACAACTGAGGGAAACTAAGCAGGTCCGAAGAGACCGTTTATGAGATTGCCTTTGCATTAGGTATGCCAGTTTATAAAGTGATGGAAGAAATGCCACATGAAGAACTATTAAACTGGGCTATGTATTTCCGCAAGAGACCTATTGGGTATCGGGAAGACCAAAGAACATTTATGTTATTACAGGCTCAGGGCTACAAAGGTACTGCTGAGTCTCTCTTCCCCACACTTAAACTCTTAAAGGAAGGTATTCCTACTGAAGAACAAGCTCTACCTAAAGGCGTCTTTCTCGCTAAGATGAAAGCTGCTGTTGGTGGAGACGGTTCTGATTGGAAACCTATATGGTGATAAATGAAAGTCTCTTTGGAAGTTGTAAACTTTGACGAAGAATTAAAAAGAATAGAACGGGAAGTCAACATGTTGGCTAATCCTCAAATCAAACAACTAGTTGAGATTGGTACTCAGCAACTCAAGGTGGTGACACCCGTAGACACTGGTAAGGCTCGCTCTGGCTGGGACAACCGAATGGTATTGTCCTTAAGGGGGGAGCTTATGTCTGCAACAATTTTTAACCCTGTTGAATATATTGGTAGGCTTAATAGAGGACACTCTAAACAAGCCCCTTCCTACTTTATTGAACAGACGTTAAGTACTATTGGTTTAATCACCTTTGAGTAATAATTTCGCCCTTGATGGTGTTTCCGACATACGGATTCTACTTATCAAGGGCATTTTTATTAGAAGGAACATTCTACATGGTAAAAGGCGTAGAAATTAAGGTCCGTGCTGATGCTAAACAAGCTAGGACGGA